CGATTAAAATATCGTTTATCTTCAAAGACTGAAAATCTACAAGTTCCGTGGCCAACATGTCTTAAAATCGTCTTTAAATCACTACTTTCCACAAATAACATTGATTGTGTACTATGTTTTGAGAATTGTCCTAAAGAAAACATATCACGGATCACGTACCAATTAGAACTATATCGGTCATAAGTTCCAGTTAAATCAAACTTACATGATGCAAAGTAGTACAACAATTCATTTTCAATATTCTTTAACATACTTGTATCATCGTATTGATTCCTTGGATGATATGTTCTTTTAATCTTATTCAAAACCTGAACAGTTTCTCTGGTATCAGATAAGAACTCCCCTGGTAAATCCTCTATAAATCGCTCCAATTCTTCTTGTTCACGTTTTTCCAACTTACCTTGCAAAGAGTGTTGTAAATCTTCTAACTTCTGGCTAAAGGTAGTCCTACGCACACCACGATAGTCGATTGAGTAATAGCAATCTTCCAAATCTTCATCAGCTAAGTTAATAGACATTTCTTCACCATAAACATCTTTACCTACATACTCCTCAACCACTTCACCTTTAGCATCTGCTTCAGCTAGTAACTTTGTTAAAGACTCTAAATAATGAGCATCAAGGTTATTTTTATATTCTGGAATAAAAATAGTAACCTTGACATTATCTTTCTTTTTTCCAGATTGCAATTCTAAATCATCAAAAACATAGTTGATTGCTTTAAAAGGATAATCATGTCTTGCTCTTAACTCTTTACCTTCACTAACTAAAATTTCTTTCATTGTTATTTCCTCTTTTTTTAATATAACCTTTTATAATCTAACCAGATAAAATAGAGCCTCCATAGCGAAAATTGCAACCAACAGTCCCAAAATCCACGCTATATATGCCAGTGATAATATAAATTTAGAACCTTCATACCATACAAATGAGTGACCAGAATAAGAAAAATCCTCTTTTCTATGTTTGCGAATATAAAAGAAACCCCAAAAATGCATTATTAAGCCTAAAACTATAAAAATTATAAGTAAATAATTGTTTTCTGATAAAAAGTTCAAAAATCCTTCTAAATTAATCATTTAAATCCTCCTGCTTTACAACATCATTCGCATACTCAGTCAGTATGGAACCTACACGAATACTAGCATTCTCTAATTTCCGGTCTCCATTTGCTAGACGTTGAACAACTGACAATACCAGTCCAGTATCTTTTGATATTCGATAGGGAGTCTCCCTATCGAATAACTCTCTGATTTTATCTGTATCTACTTTCATAGATATCTCCTTCCTATTCTTTATTCATATTTTCGACCTCTTGTATCATCTTATTATTTCCTTTATAGTCAAAGAAGTCAACCAAAAACCACTCTCGCTCTCCAAAACATTCTTGGATGTTGGCCATCGTACAATCTTTTTCACTTTTACGATATATAATATTTTGGTAGACCATTTCTTTAGCTATTACTTTATCAAAACTTTCTTGACTAGAGAATGTTTTGATCCGACTTTTACCACTCCAATAATAATCTTCCAATTTCACTTCATCGTAGGCAAAAGAAACATATTGTCCACGCCGCCCCTTTGTTTTATCAAAAATAGTTCTTGTCTGGCTATTTGCTTCACTAATTGCAAAAATGGCGTATTCAGTTGTTTTTCGTTCCCTACGTTCCTCGCTATCAAGAAAGACTGGTTTACTTACAGCAGCATAAACTTTAGGCTTACGGATAACATTTTCTAGGTCATTGATAAGGAGTAACTGTTTATAGTAAGATTTATCATCTTCACTCAAGCTGGCAACCCACTTAGAGTAGCGTTTAGCTTGGTAAGTAGTAACCACGCGCACGTCATGAATAATCTTGAATGAGGTTAACAAGTTTAAATCATAGTCTTGCGCAACGATGTGGATCCGGTCAACTTTTTCCTGCTCCTCCAAGGCTTTCTTCATCCCAAAAAGGATAGGAAGCATGTGTGAGTAATCAACGTAGCGCCCTGAGTTTGAGACCTTACCAATGCGTTTGGTGTGGATGTAATAGTTGATAAGATTGCTATTGATAAATTTAAGATTGATAAACTCGTCATTTTCGATATAAAGACTAGGACTGATCTTACCTTTATTGTCATCCCAATGAGATAGCCATACTGTTTTCTCGCCTCCAACATAAAAGCGATAGGTAAAATTAGAAAAATAGTCAATCCCTTTAATTTTATTTAAGCCTTTATTTACAGAAGTATTATCTGTTAAAGCATTATCTCCACGTCCACGTTCAGTTGTACCAGGACCATAACGTCCTGTATATGTAGCACTATCCGTAAAGGAGTTCAATACATAAATTGGATCATCAGTCTTAGAGTATTGATTTAAGATAGGGATAATTTCCCCTAATTCAACATAAGTTGAATCTGTAATCTGAGAGTCAGCATTTGACCAAATAATACCTGTGTCGGAAAACATATTTGTTGGAATATGGTCTAGTTGCAGGATTTCATTACGCTCAATCAACCCCATAATAAGATTAAACAAGTAGTAACGAGATTGAACCAATGATAGCGAAGTTTCTTCATCAGAAGATTTTGATGTGAAAGAGTCCTCTGACAAATAAACGTCTTGACTATCTAACCATGTCAACCAAGTATTCCCTCCATTGCGAATTAAAACTCCTACTTCATTTGGCATCGTATCCCTAACAAATTCCATAACTGTATTATTAAGCTCAAAACTTCCAGCAGAGTTACGCATTTTAAGGAAGGTAATCCCTTTGCTTGTTGGGCAGATATGTTCAAGGAGAGCTGGAGAGTGTTTGATTGCCACCTCTAAACTTCCTGCATGCTCGTCATAAATATCTTTCAATCGAGGAAGGTCTTCATCCAAGTAGATAAGCTTTTGGTGAATGATAATAGGCTGCTGAATAGGCGCATTAGCCCCTTTATGGATGTTCATGAAGTTGACAGTTAATCCATTACGATACTCAAAAGCTGTTAGGTCTGAGCGCATGATCAAAAGTTCATGCTCATAAAGTTTGATTTTTTCTTGAAGTTCCGCCATCATTTTAGCTTGCATTTCATACATAGCTGTAATTTGAGCTTCCATCTCAGCTTTTAAGTTATTGATTGCTGCTAGTTGCCCTGCGAAAGCTTCATCTTCAAATTTAGAAACTTTTTCAATTAGCCCTTTTGCTTCCTCAAGCTGATCATTTATAACAAGTTGATTGTCTGCTTTTACAACCAACTCATTTCCAATAGCAATATCATCTGTTTGTTCTACTATCACTATCAATTCTTCAGGAACAATATAGGCTTTAGAGAAAGCTTCAATAATAGCGAAACCTTCATGGATAGCCATTACCTTTACTTTATGTTCAGGATTTAGTTGTAGAAAGTTAATTAAACCTTTTGTTAAGAACAATTCTCCCCAGCGCCCACTCAAATATTGATTGAAATATTCGCGCGTGATGATTTCTCCACTATCGCAAAGTTTATCTTTATTATCCTTGTAGAACTCTTTTACACGTTCCTCCATATCCTCCGTAAGAGCATCTAGTTTTAACGTAGCATAAGCAATCGCTTTAGAAAGACGTGTTTTCTCTGCTTTTTCTTGCTTATCCTTTAACTCACGATACTCCCTAAAAATTTTAGAAGCTTCATCTGAATAACTGATAGTCGGATCAAATCTTACCATGTCTTTTACCTTCCTCGATTCTATAATACTATTATACCCCAAACGGGGTATAATGTCAACCAAAAAAGAACAGACTATCTCTAGTCTGTCAATGTTACTTATTGTTGTTGAATATCCACGTTTACTCTATCCTTAAACAAGTCAATATCACTATACCGAGGACTCTGCCCTCTCGGCACTTCTGTTTCGGTGTCTAGGTCAGTTAGAATATCTGACACTACCTCTAAAGCATACCAGTAGTAACGTTCTGCTTGTTCATGTTCTACATTTTGAACCTTCCATTGTGAAGGCACTTCAAAAAATGGATCACTAGGTAGCTCTGGATAACGTCCTTGCTCAACTAGTTTATACATTACACCTTTCTGACCCCCTGGTAAAGCAAGTAGTACATAATCCGGATTCTTTCTAAGTCTGCCAGATTTGGTAGTAAAAAGCACCTTACCATTGTTATCTTTTGCATGATAATAATGTGCCTCTAAATTTCCTTCTGAACTATACTTCTCTCCACTCAACATAACCCACGGCTGGAGTTTAACAACTCCTACGCTATATTTAGACATTCTTTATTCCCCTTCTTTAACAATTTTATGACCTTCCCTGCTCACTATTGAGGCGTTATCTATTTTTCCCAAAACATAAGCAGATATACAAACTGACAAAAATGCTAGGGCCATTGTTACAAATACAATTCTCATAAATTCAATGTTATTGCCATATAACATTTCAAACATTTTCATAAAGGAAATATTTTCTGCACCTAGCATTTGAGCGAAATGATAGTTATATAATTTTACAGATGTATAAGCAATGAAGGCTAACAATAGATTTATAGGTATTAAGATTGATAAAATAAAGGTACAGATACCTCCCAAAATAGCAAATACCCAATATTTTTTACTTACTCTTAATGATATATCTGATTTCGTCTGATATTTGCTAATTGCATTCTTTATAACCATTAAAAAGTCCTCCCTATATTCTATTAATAAAAATTATTTAATTTATATTTATAAAGTAAATAAAAATCATCTATTTATTATCCATTATCTCCTCGTATCTGGAAACAAAATAATTTTTGATAAGCAATCCTATCCCAATCGTTTTCTAGGTAGAAAAAACCTACAAGTGAGTACAATTTTAAAATACTTTCTCGAGATAATCCTTTCTTTTTCCAAA